CTTCAGTGGCCCCCAGATCAACGGGCTTGCCTCGTTGGCGAGCAGGCTATACCCCTTCGGGTTGCCGTCCTTGTCGCTGCGCTCCTCCAGCTTGCCAATGACGTGTAGGTGCTGACGCGGATCGTTCGTCTCGCGGTTCACCGTACTATCATAGATCTTCTGGATGTGCGCGGCCAGGTCAGCCTCAAAAACCAAGATCGTTACGCGCTCGTAGCGATTCGGTGCCTCGGACTTTGAACGGACGTCAGCAGTAGCGCCCATGAATGCGTCGTACGCATAGGACTGCATGCTGCCGAAGAACTTCCAAACGTCTCGACCAGCCTTGGTCTTCTCCTTCACTGGAGCTACCTTGTCCGTGAGCCAAAGATCAACCCTATCCATTAGAACTCCCACTCTCCGTCAGCCTTCTTGGACTGACCTACTACAGGCTTCACTGTGTCGCCAAAGACCTCCTTCGCCGCCTTAGCGATGGCTGCGTCTCCCGAATCGTTCTCCGGATCGTCCCCAGTCGGGATGAGGAACGTCGTGAGCAGCGCGTACTTGAGGGCACCAGTCGTGGCCTTGTACACGTGCTTATCCCCTGAGTCAGCACCAGATCCAAGCGAATAGATCGTGTGCTTCTCGCCAGTCTCGCCATCCACCAGATGCCACGAGTACTTGAACGTAAGGATCACCTGCTTGCCAGATGCAGATGGGCCCTCGCTCAGCTTCTCAATGTCTCCTGGAAGGATCGCAACTCCCTTGGCCGCCAGCTTTTCGCGGATGGTATCTGCCACCTGCGATGCCATAACGTACTTATACCCCTGGGCCTGATTGGTACCGCCCTTGGCGATGTACCCAATCTCGCCCATGACTTCGGCCAGCTTGCCGGCCAGCGTCTTACTTGCCATCTTCTCCTCCTCTGCACTTGGTGAAGAACTCGCAGTACCCACATGGGAAGAGCCAGTTCCCCGTTTTCTTTGACCTGTACTTCTCCTCCGGGAGTCTCCACGGAGGGGTGTCACTGAATCGGTCACTGTTCAGCACCTCCAGAATCCTCAGAGCTTTCTCTCGCCACGACTCATCAACGATGAACTCCTCGGTGGCGAGATCCCCTGCCCTGATGTAAACCAACCGTGCTGAGTAGTCGTGGCCTCGCATTCGCCGCAACGACTCCGCATAGATTGACGCTTGAATCTGATGCTCCGGCTTTGGAATAAACTTCCAGGCCGAATCCTTCACAGACTTGTACTCAATCAGTTCATGCTGGCCGTCCTTCCATTGTACCACACCGTCGGCGTTCCCGCCAAAGTTCAGCTCTGGGATCGACACAGGCACCTCCTCCTCGTAGGAGATCAGGTGCTCGGAGCCCCGCAGCCGCTCGTTAAACGCCGTGTTAATGATGTGCCCACGCTCAAAAATACGAAAGACCTCTTCCCCGCGGACGTCCGTAGGCTCTACGCCCTTGGCGTAGTACCACTGTTGCCGTAGGCAGCTACCCAGTAGGGAGCCACGCCACTTGGCACTAGCGGGACGCTCTGTGCGTCCCTTACGGAGGCCCTCGTCAAAGAGGTCTCCAATGAGCTTCTTAACCATCGCCCCTCCATTGCCCCAATTAGACCCCCCAGCCGGAGGGGCGCCCGGCTGGGGGAGAACTTTATCCGTTCAGGATGGATTCTACAATTGCATCCCAGTTGTTGTCAAATCTGAGCGCCCTATCGTCAACGTAGGCTTTGGCCACAGGCTTTCCAGCCCCGACCCAGATCTCGTTGTATGGCACACCCCAGGTGTCCAAATAGTAGCGCATTTCGTCAATGCGTTCTGCTCTGTCTTCAAACTTTTCCCATGCCCGAGCGGAATGAATGATGATCTTGTATCCGTTGGCACGCAGCCTCTCTAGGCCCTCAATGACACCCCTTGCCGGCACGATTGTACCAAACACTCGTACGGAGATGGTGTCGTCAAAGTCCACGCAAATGTTGCGTGCGCCCTCAAGGTCTGCGTTGATCATCGGTGAAGAATCCGAACCATCGGCTTGAGCTTAGCGTACACGTCTCGGAGAACCAAAACGTCTGCCTCGCAGTGCTCAAGGATCTTCTCGTACGAAGCTCGGTCGCCATGATCTGCGTTATCCCATGTGCGCGGATCAAGAGGCGTCTTCTTGTTCTGTACACCGAAATACTTAGACACGTTGTCCAAGCTCTTGCGGCCGATTGCGATAGACGAACCAGTGGCCTTGTACATAAGGTCAAGGTGCATCTTCGGATCGTACGGCCGGAAGCCGTGGTACAGCATGCGCGAGTTTAGTACTGGAACGTCAAAGAGCTTTGAGTTCCACCCAACGATCACGTCGTACTTGTCGAGTTCTTCGCAGTATGCCTTCACGAGCACGCTGTCATCCTGCCAATTCTTGCCAGGATGGGTGTCGTGGCTAAGCGTGATCACGTTTCCTAAACTGTCTGCAATAGATCCGCAGAGCATGCGGCGCCAGTTGCTGAACGTTGTCTCAATGTCAAAGAACGCAATGTCAATACCAACGAACTTCGGCGTTGGCGTGATCTTGCGCGCAGCTGGCAGCAGGTCTTCCGGCTTCCCCTCTGCATACCTCTTGTGAAACTTCTGGACCTGGTCTTTGCTCATGTTGAGCTGGTTCCCGATCTGAGTGAACGATAGCCCCTGCTCCTTGAGCTCGCCCACTCGCTCTACGAGGTTTGCTTTCGCCATTTTTCCTCCAATACTACTTTGAAGGGAAGTCCCCTTCGGTCGGATTATACCACATAATCTTATCCTCTGCCGAAATCGCTGGCCTTTACCAGGTCTACGGTAATCCGCTCAGAGCCATCAACTGGCAGCTCAAATCGGATACCCCCCACGACGTAAGCATCGGTCATGAGGTCAGGGTTAATAGGGTCGGAGAAGTTGACGTTCTTTCGCCGGATGGCCACCTGCACGATGTCGCCGAGGAAGAAGTCCTCAAACGGACGCACGGTGTCTGGGCCTATCTGAATGTTCGCCATTGAGACGTTGAGGATGTCCGACAGCTTAATGAGCTGTGAGTCGGCGTACTTCTGCAGCTCAGTCTCGTCAGCAAAGTTAGCCTGCGTTGTGAGGATTGGGGCGTACCCGTACTCTTGGATTGACGCCGAGTTCTCCGCCAACTTGCCCTGAGATCGGGACCCAGATGAGGTCGTTGTGCTTCCAGTTAGGAACGCCGTTGACGGAACAATCCTCACCGAGTTGCGCAGCTTCTTCCCGTCTCTCCTGTACCGGAACACGTCAATGTTCCCTGGATAATCAAATAGGTACCGTGGAGATGAGTCGCTTTTGGCAGGGGCAATGCACAGTCTGGTGCCAGGGTATGACGCCCCACGCACGCCCACGAAGTTGAATACCGCACGCCAAGGGACTTTCACGTCATCAATGACATCCCACCTGCGGTTTGCGTCGTCTGTGGTAAGCAGGTTAGCGGCCATCTCCTTCTCGCACATGTCGCGCAAGAACTCCAGAACGGACTGGCCAGACGTGAAATAGCGCAACAGACCAGCGCTGTAAGCCTGGCCAGAAGCTGTCTCTTTGAGAATCCAGCCAAACCGAGAGTATGCGCCACCAGCATTGTCAAGCTGCGAGACATACTCGGTAAAAATGTCTTCAAGCGTCTCGCTCTTCAGGCCCATGATGGCACTATCATTAGGATTAGTGGAGGCCAAGATGCCGTTTAGGTCGTGGACCGCGCCAGTGCCGCCATAGTCTGGGTTGGTGGAAGAGGTCTGCGGCGACACAACTGCCAGCTCTACCAGCGGCAGCACGCTGAAGTTGTACTGCACGCCGCTCGTGAGGCAGTTGATCTCGTAGGAGTTTGTGATGTTCTCAGTAGAGCTAGTGAAGTTCCCGTACACTCCGCCTACTGTTGAGAGTGTTGGCGTGCTGGCAGCAGGATCAAGATCCTCAGCCACCTCAGAGTCATGCTGGCGTAGCTTTAGCTGCCACTTGAACTGTGCTGGGGTTTCCGGTGTGCCAACCTGCGTCCATGAACCAGGCCACACGTTGATGGTGCAGACCTCTTCCCCAGGGTTTGCCACGACTGCCAGTCGAATTGACTCAATGTTAAATCGGTTTGGAACGTAGTTGTCGGCCTCCGCGTCGTACAGCTTCTCCGCATCGTTGATTGCTGATCGCTCAATGTAGATTGTTCCGGAGAGCAAGTATGACTGGTCAGTCTCGTCGTAGACTAGGTCAAGCTCATTGGGGTCGCCATCTGCGTTCTTGCAATAGATTGCGATTTCTTTACCATCGTGCCTGGACGAGCTGTTAGAGCTTCTCTGCTTGACTAGCGCCTTGGTTGCCTTCGGGCCGTGCGAAAGACCATTGACATTAACGTTGGTCGCTGGGTTCGTTACCGCTGTATAGGTAAGAGCCAAGGCCGGACGGTACGATGCGCTGTACTTAGTGCTGGCCAGCGTGAACCCGTTTGAGACAATAGACTCGTCAGTGTTTCTCAACTGAAGACCTTTGTTCAGCGCTGGGGTGTCTTTCCAGTCGTCAACAATAGACGTGATGCTAGCTGTGATTTTGGTAAGGTGCACATTAGTATGCGAGTTGTACGACACTTCAGAAGCGGATACGGTGTCCCCGCTCATGGTCGACCAGTCAAGAGTATTTCCAGCGTTGCCCCATGAGTTTTCTGCGCCGACGCTTTGCTCTGTCGTCCAATCGTTAGTGTTTACACGCCTAATCCGCAAGTCGCCTGGGGTTGTGTCCGGAATGGTGTGGTCCCCACTCTCGTTTGTTTGATACAGAATAAGATCTGCCTTGGTCACAGTGGAGTTTACATCCAGATTCGCAGGAAGCTCAAACTTGACGAAGCCCCTGGAGACGTACCTGGCGAAGGTTACGGTGCCGCCTGCCCCGCCACCACCACTTGATCCAGCTGTAGTGGTGAAGTCAAAGTACCCAGATGTCGCAGAAAAAGTCCCAACGGCAGTGATTTGCCTTGTGCCGTTGATCCTGCTTTGGGAATTCCCGTAGATAAAAACATAATCGTTTACTGCAAAAAACGATGTAGACACACCGCTGTACGTTACCCTCGCAGTAGTAGAGCTCAGGCTCCAAGCAATGATGCTAGCCGTGCTAAACACGACCCCGAGCGGGATATGCTTCTCGGCATCGTTGGCGTTCCACAGCTTTGGATCGGCAGAGCCGTCCGTAAGGACTGAGGCAGACCTGGCAGCGTAGATTGTCGTGTCAATGGTTTCGCTGGTTGAATCCGCCTCTGGACGCTGAATGGCGGTCTCAGAGCCAGACTCAGGCCCTACCAGCTTCGTGTAGTGCATGCTCATCATGGTCATGTAGTCCATGCCCTCGTACACAATCTCGTCATTGGTGGCGTCGTAGGCAGACAGGAGCCCAGCCCCAATGAGCACCCAGTTATTGCCACTCTTGCGCTCAATCTTGTAGTGCCTGCGCAGTGGGATCAAGTCTGGAACGAGAGGGTGGTCAATCGGCAACGTCCAGAAGGCGCTCCCTACGTCGTTAGCGTAGACCTCAGACCCGATATTTTTTGCGTCGTAGATGACACAAATCTCATTGCCGACACCACGGTCGGCAGGATTGATATCAAAGATCCGAATCCTGACGCTACTGTTCAAAGCCAAGCCTCCGTAAATGTCAGTGTTGCGTTAGCTGTGTTGGTATCGCCAATCGTCACGGTGCCTGGGTAGACCAGGAAATCCCCTGAAGTATTGGCGTGGACGATCCGGCAGTTGGTCTGCTGCATCGTGTCCGTGTCAATGCTTATTGTTCCTGTTTCAATGACCGTGGCCTGCACCGTGCTTGACGTGCCGCCACCAGACCACGCGAAGGTCACAGTATCACCAGCCGTACACGACGTCTTTGAGAGCACCGGGTAGACGGTCGCTGAGCCCCTGTGCGTGGCCGTGCCAGTGCTGAGGGACTTGGACGAGGTCAGGTACTTCCTCGGGTTCGGAGCAATAAAGCGAATCGTAGCTGGCTGCGAGAATCCGTCAGAGTCCTTGCCGATAGAGTTGCGGCGGCCTACGTTGTACTGCGGCAGAGCAGCAGGCCGGCAGCGCATGTCTAGCTCTACCCCGCCTGGGAAGTCTGCTGCCAGCTCCCAGCTTGGCTGGTAGAATCGCAGGGCGCGTACACCGAAGTCGGCTGAGAAGTCTAGCGGCATCGGCTGCATGGCAGCTGTGAGCTCGTCTAGCTTGTCCCAGAAGTCTCCCATCGTTTCACCGTATACGGAGACCAACATATCAATAGTCCTAGTGCCAAGGTACGCCTCGGTCACAGTCGACCCGTCTCGCAAGGCTGCTTTGTCAATGAACCCTTGCGCAGAAACTGACGCGTAGCTTGCCGACTCAACCTTAAACCCTGAAACTGGCGCCGCACCAACGCGGACGCCAGCTAGGGAGTTAAGGTCCAGGAACGTGTTCGTTCCGGTCTGAATCCTAATAGGCCTATTGAAATCCATCAGCCAACCCTCCGGATCTTACGGATTCTTGACATCAACCGATCAAAGCGGTTGCGTGCAATTGTGTAGTTCTGCGTGATCATGGGCACCGAAACGTCCGTAGCGCCAGAGTTTACCTGCCACTGCTGGAACATCGTGCGGTCAGCCATGAGCTTGAAGAACGCCTCAGCCTGGACGAAGAATCGTACAGCCTGCTCAGCGTTGACGTCAAGCGTATCCACAGTCCAATCCCCATATCCTACCACACGTAAGTGGGATGTGCTTGGTGCGATGCGCCCGGGCTGCAGGTAGATTGTGGAGCCATGAAGCTCCCAGCCGCTGTACGGGCCCCATCCGTTGCCCGGATCTAGTGTGTCGTTAACGTCGTACCACTCCTTGATCGGGCTGGTATTGGTATCAATGCGGTACTTGAGGGCGTCAATGCGGATGATGGAATCCATGCCTGATGGTAGTGAGATGCTGATTGCCTGGAAGGAGGTAACGATCTCAGGTACGGCAACCGTAGACACAAGCTCGCGAGGGTAAGCCCGAGAGATGTCAGGCAGGGCCAAGTTCACAAGGTCTTCCAGCTCAGCGTTGCTCCAGGTACGGTCAACGCCGTCAGACGTTCCGGTATCCCTAAGATCCCGTCGGATCTTCTGTAGTAGTGTGTCAATAGCTGCCATTATTTCTCCTTAAGAGGCCCCCGCCGAGACATAACCTCGGCGGGGAAATCCTCTACGCTCGGTTTAGAGAGCGGTTGCGCGGGTCTCAAGACGCAGGTAACGGGTAATGCCCGTGCTGGTCTGTGGGACCACGTTGCTTACGACTCCGTCAGACACCTCGGCAGACGCGACGTTCGATGCCGTCTTGGCATACGAGATCGTCGTGCTGGTCACAGCAGTGACGGTGAACGTACCATTGAAGGTTGCGTCAACACCAATCACCTTGATCGTCTCGCCAACAAAGATACCATGAGCAGCGCTCGTGGTGATCGTTGCAACGTTAGACGTCAATGCCTTATTGGTAATGACTGCAGCCTTGTCGCGGCCACTGTACTCGCTCACAGCAGCTTCGCCGATGATCATGGCACCAAAGCGAACCTTGTAGCCAAGCAGTGCGCGCTGCGAGAGTGGGTCAGTGTGGTCGCCACCTGGGGCGATGAAGTACGTCTGCATCGTCTGCGAGTCGCCGACGACGAATGCGTCAGGACCGAAGAAGAGTGCCGAGTAAACGGTCGTACCGCTGACGTCAAACGTCTTTGCCTCGTTGGAGACAAGGAAGCGAACGCCAGAGTACGCGCCGATCTCACCATTAAGCATGGTGAGGTTCTGGACGTACTTTGAAGCCTCAAGGAAGCCGTGGTTCGAGGTATCCGTCAGAAGGTCAAACTGCTGATTCGGGTGAATGATGCAGCGGTAGAATCCGTCTGGGAACGCAGGAATGTTTGCCGCCTTGAGGCGAGCAACAGCCTTCTTGACTTCAAGACCGCTGAGCTTGTAATCCTGGCGAGCGGCGCCATCAGCAATGTTGCTGATGGTGGCGCCTGCAAGGCCGGCTCGGGTCGTGATTGAGGACGACTCTGACTGGGCCTGTGCATAGTGCACGCGAGCCGTACCAGCGTTCATCACATCGCGAACGATGCGGTCCATGGACTGAGCGGCAGCGAACGATACGCGCTCCGACGCAATCGACACAAGGTCGTGCGGCGAATCCAGCTGAACAATGTCGCTCAGGCTGGTGTACGAGCCGTACTGCTTCACCGAGAAGTACTCAGTCCGAACCGCGAGGTTAATCGTCGGATCAGGCGTCACACCTTCGGTGAGCTCAGTCAGCGAGTGGCTAACATCCGGGTAGCGGACGTAGCGGATTCGGTCCGTGCCCTTGACAAACGTGCCAGGGACATAGTTGCTCGGAAGAGCGTGGACCATGTTGTTGCGAAGTTCCTTCTGGACCTGCTGCGAAACGAGCTCCTGAACGAGCTTCTGGTAGGCATTAGCCTCAGAGCCATTCAGCGAGTTCGTCAGGTGCAGTGGTGGGCCAGAAAGCGTAGTGCTTGTAGCCATTTTCTACTCCTTTAAACTATTCTGCCCAAGGATTACCAAGTGCCTGCAAGGCCTTGACAATGTCCTCAGACTTCATTGGCTTGTCCTTGGCGACTCCACGCTTTGGGGCGTTGGCGTCTCCAGGGGTCTCGGCGGTTTCTTCTCCGCCAGTGAACTGCTTCACGAAGTTCTCAAACTCCGCAGCACGCTCAGATTCAGAAAGGTTACGAGCCTTCTGTTGGAACTCGTAGTACTTAGGGAAGTTGATTTTCAACTGCTCCTGCTGGTACTTCGTTTCCGCGTCATGCACCTGGTCTTCCAGCTGCTTAATCCTTCGCGCTGCCTTCTCGAACTCCGACAGGGAAGCTTCCTCTTGCGAGGCCTTCCACTGAGCGAGCTCCTCGTACTTGGACTTGAACTCATCAGCTGCCTTCTTAGCGGCAGTGAGAGCCTGATCCTTTCCGGCGAGACGACGCTTATAAGTGGCGACATCCTCCACCGCATTAGTGGCAGCTTCTGGAGTTTCCTCCGTCACCTGCGACTCAAGCGGCTGATTTGCCGCGACTTCAAGGTCTGCCATCTCTGGCTCCTTTCATATACTCTCAGGCCGGCACTTCCGGCCTGTATTACTTCCTAAATTCTACTGGAGTGTACTCCAGCGGGTTAATTTGTTCAGCGCCTGATACGACGTCTGCGAATTGTCCGGTTAGCTCAGATAAGCCGCTGAGGGCCAGCTGGCCAAAGCCAACGGCACCACTTGAAGTGAAGGCCTTCGGAACTTCTGCCAGAAGATCAGTGGCGTTAAACTGGTCGTAGCCTTGGCGAGAGATTGTTGAAATAGACCGTCGCAACCATCCTGGCGTAACAACCGTCATGTCTTCTGGGATACCAGGAATCAGCTGGACCATCAAGAACTGGTAATCTGGTCGCTCAGCCGCGTTCTCCCATCCTTCCGGCAGCCCGTTGTACGATAGGTACTCTGAGAGCTTGTTGTAGGCTGCGTAGCCAGCCCCAGGAGCAATGGCGCCGAACGGACGCCAGAACATAAATCGCGTCAGCTCTGGCAGCACTTTGCCCATCATGTATGAGTACGGGTATAGTCCAAGAAATTGGTGGTTGATTCCACGTTCAAAGAGACTGCGGTTCGGGTTAAAGTAGTTCACCCGCAGCATTGTCTCGTAGGCCTTCTGGTACGACCACTTTGCAGCCTGGAAGAGCATCTCTTCTGGTCCGTGCTTCTGAAGCATCTTGTTAGTGCTATCAGTCAGGATCTCCTGGATACCACGGGTCGTCGCTGCGCGAGCGCTTTCGCCTGAGCGGTACGATTGCACGATCTCCCTGATTCGGTCTCGTGCTCCAGGCTCTAGCCTTCTCAAGTCTCCGGAGTCAAGTCGGATACGCTCAATGATGTCAGTGAGCTCACCAAATGTAGCTCCGTACTTCTTTGAGTTACCCAGCGCCTCAATGATCGTTGAGGCGTTGTCGCCCTTTGAGAATCCAGGAATGAAGTCATCCATGAGCTCCTCAACGATTGCCTTCTGTACGTCAGCAATATCAATCTGAGCTTTAAGGCCTTTGAACTCCGTAACGAACGTGTCAAGAGAGGTTTGGTACGCTTTCCCGAATTTTGCAATGTCTGGGGAATTGCTGTTTAGAGCTCGAGCATACCGCTCAGCGGTGCTCCGAAGCTCCGTCAGGGCGCTCCGGACAACTGCCACGTCGTATCCTGCATCTGATGCCCGGTTAACGTACTTTGCGTTAATCATTGACCCTACAACCTGTGGCCGCATACCCCCGCGGATAATTTCCGCAAATGCCTCGGCGCTTAGCTGTTGCTGCAAGAAGGCCACGTCATCTGTAAGGTACGTAAGCTCTACTGCGCTTGGGTTGATGGCAAAGCCGAAACCTGGGGCCTTGGCGGCATCCATGGCCCTCTCTCCAAACTTGAACTGGTGCAAGCGCTTGTACTCATTGTACCACCCAAGCATCTGGTCAAGTGGGTCTGCGCCAAACTTGTTGTAAAGCGCCATGTATTCTCCAGGCATGTTAGTCCTGACCCAGTCCTGGAACTTAGGAGCCATGTCTGCTACCGACATAAGCTCTTGGGCATCTTCTTTGTTTTTCGCAATCCTATCCCAAGTTTTTTCAATAACGTCTAGACCAGCGCTTTTTGCGCCAGAAAGAGCTGACTTTTCTCCAACAACTCCAGAGTTGAGTGCCGATTCAGCTCCGTGCCTTGACCGCATTGTCGCGGTGAAGAATGCCTGCTCGTGAAGGCTTGTAGCCGCGGCTGCGGTTCTATCACCAAATGCCTGGCGAAGTTCTCGTGCAGACAGATTTGACGCTTCAAGCCTTTCCCTTAGGGTTCCCGAGTGGATTCCTCTTGCCTCTGCCCAGAACGGTGACTCAATGCTTTCTTGCACCATGAACAGTGGATTTACCTTGTACTTCATCGTAGGATACCAATTTTCAGCAACCTTAGCCATGAAGGACCCGACCATTGGTGCAGTTTTTAGAGATCCAGTGACCCACTGTGTTGCGCCTACCTGCGAGAGCTCGCCTTTGTATGCGCGCAGAATGGCGTCCTGCAAATTGACTGGAGCTACGCCGGTTTTGGCGAGAGACTCCATCCTATCCTTCAACGTGCTCAGCGGATCAATGTCCCGGATTACCTCGTTCATCAGGTCGTCATACGTCCTGCCCTCAAGGCCTCGCTGACCGATTCGGCTATCCACTGCTCTCTTAGTTACTGATTGATGGAACTTTTCAATCTCCTCTAGGGAGAAGTACGGTCGAAGCAAAACGGTTAGCCTTTGGAATGCGGCTGCGTTTGCGCTTGATTGGTACACTGGTGAAAGAAGGTGTTGCAGCGTTCCCTTAACGCCACCAACGACATAGTCTCCCTTGTTTACCAAGCTCGGCAAACCATCAACAAAGTCTGAGGTGATATCTGTATACGGCCTGGTCTTAACCACAAACTCTGGGACTGCCTGGCCGTCTTTGGCCAATGTTCCAATCCTCTGAGGAGTGTGGATAACGTTGTCTGCTGGGGCCACTCCAAGAGTGTACCCGTCGCTAGCCGCGGAGTTTACAATACCGTCCAGCTCGTCTGCGGTTCCGCCAGCTGCAAGCCACAACTTCCTCATCTGAATAAACTCTTTTTCGTTCATTCTGGCGACAACCATGCCGTCCTGCATTGACCTCATCATGAACGCTCGGACCGCGTCTGGTCTAGCCATCTTTGAAGAAACCGCAGCTCCTGGGAAGTTCTCAGCAATATCTGGGAACCTGGCTGTGGCATGCGCGGCCCAAACCCTACTCAGCTCCTCAGTCGTTGTGCGGCCATCGGCGATCATCTCTACCACTCGGGCGACCAACTTGTCAGGAACGCCTTTGTACTTGGCCGGATTAATGGTCCTGTTCTGCATATCGTCAAACAAAGCAAGCCAACCCTTGAGGTTTTCCTCAATAAGCCCATCTGACCTCACCAGAGTAGGACGAACTACGGCCAAGTTCTCCGGGAGTTGGTTAGCAATCTCACCAATTTGCTCTGGCGTCAATGGTCGGCCAAGGCTCTTTGAGATTGTCTTGGCTAGGTTAGCCTTCATTCCTGCGTCAGCTGTCTTCCAAGCTGCTACAGCGTGAAGAACTCGCCGGACGTTGCCCATGCGGTTAATGTTGTATCCGTAGTTGACTTGGCGGACAAAAGCGAACTTGCGAGCAAGTTCGCGTGTAATGTTGGCTGGGACAGCAGCTGCTTCTCCCAATTCGTTTTTAGGGAAATACTTACCCCCGGTGACCCTATTAACTTCTACGACAGCATCTTCCCCGTACAAACTCTTTACGACCTTTTCAATCTGCTCGTCAGTAGCCTTTACTCTACCAGCAGTGCGGGCAAGGTCGTCCGAGTTGCTGTTGACGAGCTCATCGGCATACCGAGCTGCGTATTCGTACGCAAGGCTTTGCGCATTCCTAGGGCTAAGTCCGATTGCTTGGATCTCCTGAGTAACCTGGAAATCAATGTCTTCTGTGACTCTTCGGTTCAATGTGTCCATGCTATGCACTGCTTCACGCTGCGCTACTACAATCGGGTCAAACCCATCCATCTCACGGTTGACCTTAGCATTTACAATACGTTGGCGCAGCCGGGCCTGTACAATTTGCTTTGGTGTTGCGTCGTCAATAATCTTGTACCCGGTGCTATTGTCAAATCCATCTACAAGACCCTTGGTATCTTGGATGTACCCGATGATTTCTCCCTCTGAGAGGTTATAAAGTCCCGAAAGATCCTTCCCCGCGTTTTCCTTCAAAACGTTTAGCACGAAGTCTTCTGCCGAGGGGTAGATTGGCCTTGCGTTTGGACCATCACCGACAACCTTAACAAGACTTTCGTACAATGGGTCTTGCTTAACAGTACCATCTCGAATGTCGCGGTACCGGGAAAACGCAACGCTGAGGTCCGCGTCAAGGTTCTCTACCATGTTTTGAGCCATAGACTCAACCTCAGTAACCTTGGACCTAGTCACGCCGCTAATAATAGTTTGCTGGTTCGCAAGACCAAGCCTGCGGAGCATCACCCCGTCCGCACCCTCTCCGCCAAGTTCCCTGGCGAGATCAACGTTGTCTTCAATAAGATTGGTTCCAGAAGCAAGAGCACGGTTAATTGCCTGGCCAGTAGTAATTGTAAGTGCCGTCTTCAATGGCTGGCTGATGTTGCGCAACCGACCAAATGTCGCCTTTTCAATTTCGCTGAGCAACTGCGGCATACCGCGCACAGACTCTGGGATTGCAACGCCAGCTGCTTCAGCAGCCTGTACGGTCTTGACCTTGTTGGCATAATCCAACCCGCGAGCCTTGCCACCAAGCCCAACGGCCCGAGCTGCGGGAACCGCAAGCCTTGATCCGACCGAGAGGCCAGCCGCAGCCCCAGCTACTGCCCCAACAGGGCCAGCAACAGAACCTAGGGCTAGCCCAGCAGCGGCCGGGCTAAAACGGGCAAGGTTCTTCAGAAGGTTTACTTTACCAAAAGCAAACGGTGTCAAGTTGAGAGGGTCAAGAAGCATTGCAAGGCCAAGGTTGACCGTCCTGTCATTGCTAAAAGATCGACCAGTCTCACGCATGTACTTTGCTAGGTCGTCCAGGTTTGCCCCAGCATTCTTCATGTTCATCATGTCTGAATCAAGTGTGCCAGTCATGTGATTAATGCGGAACTTGGCGAACTCGTCCTGAACAAATTGCCCTGGGGCAGCGATAAGCCCAAGCATGTATTTTCCTAGGTTTCCAAGAACGTCTCCAACCTGAGTGTCTCCACCGAGCGGAATGCTACCAATCTGGCCGATTGGCGATTGGCCAATAAGGTTGACAGCGCCTCCAAGTCCAGCTCCGATACCTTGGCCTAGAACCCCGATCCCACGGAATGGGAGCGATGCTACGTAGTCAAGTGGGTTTGAGGAATCTCCGCCCTCATTAAGGGCGGTAGGCACGTCTGCCCAGCGACCAGTGTCAACGCCATACTCTGGGGTTACCTTGAGGGTAAGCTCCCTAGAGCTAATACCTGGCTTTTCCTGTTCCCCCTGGTTACCAGAGTCTCTACCCGGATCGTATGCTGGCACTAGACGTTTCTCCTTTCGCCGAATCGGATATCACGTTTGATCGTTGGCCCCGTCCCTGCAGACGGAGCAATGGATAGGCTTCTGGCCTGAGGTCCAGACCCGCGCTCCCCGCCAATGTCAATAGTTGGCTGAGGGCCAGAAGGTGGGCGGACCCCCGGGGCAACCTCCGGATAGATCGTGGGGCCACCAGGACGAATGCTTGGGCCGATATTTCGAAGCGTGTGCTCTAGCAAATCGCTTGTCGGGATAAAGTTTTGAGCCGCCGGCATGCCGCCCTGTGCTCCTGGACGCACTGTGCCAGGTGCCCCTGGCCGTGTCGGCATTACTGCCGGCATTCCAGGCGTGACCTTCTGTTCAGGCTTCATACCAAACATCGGATCGGTTGACGCGAATGCGCCAGCTCCAGACCCTGCTGGGGCAGGAGGAAGATTATCTTGAGTGTTGTCAGTTGAATTGACGTACACGTCAAACCCGCCAGCATCATTTTTAATTCGCAGGGTCCACCCCTGATCTCCGTTAGAAATCAAACCGCTTGAAAGGATTGAGTCCGTAATGTTAAATGCGGCATCGCTAATCCCCTTCTTTTCTTTGAGCCATTTCTGAATTGAAGCTCGTTCGTCTT